TTACTGGTTTATTGCTTGGGGCATGAGTGGGGCATTACCTCCGAAATTAGCATTCAAAATTTCCATCTGGTTCGTGTTGTTGTCGGTCATCCATTTCCCGTACACGCTATAAACCATCTGCGCTGAAGTGTGTCCCATTTGTGAAGCGATGAAGTTGGGATTGGCTCCGGCGCTTAATGCCCAGCATGCAAATGTGTGTCTTGATTCGTATGCCCGGCGATGCCTTATCCCGGCGCGTGTCAGAATGGTGTTCCAGGTCGCCGCAAACGATCCGGGAGCATACCAGTCTCCGCCACGTCCATTCCTTGCTGTAAGCTTCGGCACGAAGACGAATGTACACAGGTCTTTCCTTATCTTGCCAAACTCACGAAGATGCACCTCCACTTCATGACGAGTTCCAAGCCGGGTATATTCCATCTGACTTTTCAGCGCCTGAATCGCTGCATCTGTCAGGGTTATTGTCCGGTTCCCACACTCTGTTTTTGGCGGTGTGAAATGACCCTTTATGGCGATGTTCCTTGATACGGTGATCGTCCAGTTCTTCGTGTCAATATCCTCCCATGACAGGGCGCATATCTCGCCGTGGCGCATGCCGGTATTCACTGCTAAAACCCAAAGGTTGCGGATCTGCTCGCCTGGGCATTTATCAATGAATCTCTGATACTCATCACGTGTAAGCGGGTCAGGGTCTGAACGGCTCTTTCTCAGCGGGTCGATACCGTCGAAAGGGGACTTGTCCATGTATCCATTCATGGTGGAAAACTTAAACATGCCGCTTAGTACGCTAAGGTAGACGTTAACCGTCCTTACCGTTCTGCCCTTCTTTGATGATCTGTTTTTCTGATGCTTACCCAGCAACTGATATCCAGTTAATAATTCCCGCCTTAATGTCAGAATGTCTTCATTGCCTACTGATGCTACGAGATTATTTTCCCCCAATAATTCAGAGCATATTCGAATATAAGAGTCATATCGTTTATGCGCATTTCTGGTTATTTCCATCTTCTTAAGTGCCAGCCATTTATTAGCCAGTTCGCTTATTGTTACGCCAGGCCTGACGAACCCGAACTTTGCCAGATTTGGCGACTGAGGAAACTGGGACACGTAGTTGAATGTCCCCGTTTTGATGGCATAGCAAATGGATGTCCTTAACTCACCCGCCATGCGCCTATTTTTAAGCGTGTCAGGAACGCCAAGACTCTCCCTGACCCGGCCTCCCTGATACATGAACCATATGCGGAGTGTGCCTCCGTGGCTCTCCACTCCCGTTGGATACTTAGTCACGCGTAATCCTCATTGTTGATAGGTGAGGCTATTTAAGCAGATTTCTGACGTGGGATCGCCGGTCGTTGACGCTCGACCCAGTTATCGACTTCGTGTCGGTTGTAGAGGATAGGGGAGTTCTCTTTCGGCTGGCAGTCTCCAGAGTAGTGACGGTACTCGCGTCCCTCCATCCAAGAGTTTGTACGGGCTGATTTGATCGCGTTCTTGGTCAGGCCTGTGATAGCCATCAGAACTTCTTCGGATACCCACTTATTGGGCGTCAGTTGGATAATGTCGCTCATGGTTTTCTCCAGGCAAAAAACTCCCACCGGAGTGGGCAATAACATCAGGGGATAAGGGTTTGCACCCAATAGCCGACTCAGTGAATCAGCTATCAGTTGCGTCATTTAAAAGTGAGGACTCGGTGATTAACCTCATCTCCTCGCAATTCTTTAATCATCTTGTATGCGTCAGGTGCTCGCCAGTTATCACCAACACATTCACGGTTCATTACTTCTACAAGTTCATCCCACTGCTCAAGAATCCTTTTGAATGTTGGCACCCGCTTAGCGATGGCAGGGAAGTGGTATCGAATCTCTGGAATGGATTCCAGCAATTTCATGCAACGCAACATGTCTGATGGGTCGTGTGGTGCGCCGAAATAACTACCGTAAAATGGTTCGTTCAAACCTAAAGCAATGGATGCCATCGTGGCGCTGCTAATACCAACATCGCCTTTCGTCTGCCATTGCAAAACCTTCATTGCCAAATCTGACATAACCTCTCCTTATGCCACCCGCTTCATAGCGCGTAGCCGTTTAATGTGCTCTGCTGTTTCAAGTTCGGCGCGTATCTGTGCCGCCTCGTGATGCTCAAGAGGCTCGAACTCAGAATTAAAGCGGTCGATTGATGCTGTGTTGACCCGGCCTTGTCGCCAGTAGCGGACTATCTGTGATGTGACTGAATGGATTATTACGGGCCACCCGGAGTTGTCAGCGTAAATCTGGCCCCGCTGGATTAGCTGGAACATTGGCTGACTCCTGCATTTTGAGGAATAAAATCATTGCAGCGCGGAGAGGGTTGTCATGGCGTACTCGCTCCGTTTCCCAGCCATAAGCTGGAGAAGCGACCCAGCCACCGCCATCCTGTGGCTCGGCGAATACGTCGAACGCTAGGCAGATTTTCTTGTCAGCGATAATCGGCCATGCGTCTGCCGGGGCGTTGCAGTAGTCAGGCAAGTCGTATGTCTGAATGCCATTAGAACCATAGAGCCAGCCGCCGGTATTATTATCTGGATGTGATGGCTTAACGTGCCACGTTCCGTTCATTGCAATGTCGGCAACACGTTTGTTTATCTCAAAGTCGCTCATCTTGCTGTAATCCATCACACCGGCTCCTCTGCTTCGGAAAGGATGTTGGCCGTAGCGAATGTGGACACTTCTAAATCACCGTCACGCATACGGATAATCATGTTGTGCAAAGGCATGCCGTCGCACTGCCTGTTAAAGGTTGAGTGGTATTCGGCCCGGCTGTGGGCCATCCATTCATCCGGATCGACGTTGTAAACCTTACCTTTCGTTAGCTCCATCACATCCCCCTCTGCTTATTCCGCAATTCCTGCTCACCCAAACACTCAACGCACATCGTGCAGCCTGGGTAAGCTTCACGACGCTCCTTTTTTAGCGGCACATCGCATTCCTCACAGTGCGTTGCTGATACTGCTGAGTGGTTAAGCCGGTGCATGCTCAGTGCCGCTTCACGATGCAAATCTTCAAGCGTTGATGCGTTATCGATAATGTCCATAGCTACTCCCTGAACTGCTGATTGATAGTTAACGTAAGCAATAAAAAAGGAGCCCGTAGCTCCCTGATGATTTGCGATAGTTTGGTCATGACTCGACACCGTAACGCCCCTGCATGCGACCCATGACGCTATTGAACTCGATGAGAGAAACACCAAGCCCGGCAATTATCTTGTGATGCTTCTTGAGGATCGGCGGCACGACTGCATTCCATTTCGGCTTAGGCCTGCATTCCATTTCGGCTTAGGCCTGCATTCCATTTCGGCTTAGGCCTGCATTTCAGTGCCTGCTGAATTTCTGCTACACACTTACGTCCCTGTGAGCGGACTACGTTGTCTTGCTCTGGTGTCATGCTGCCTCCCGTCGACTCAGCTTGTACCGCTTGGCCCGTACCGCGTAGATGCTGCGACCGGTTCGGTCTGCCACGATGTGAGCGGGGAGGTTAGCTATCATCTCTTCCTCAATCTGATTCCATGGCTTGCATGCCTTTAACGCGGTTAGCCTGATGCCCATCCTTGAGGCTTTGTTGAATACCGAGCTTGATGTGCGGTCGAGCTTCTCCCCGATATCATCAGCGGTCATCGATGAAGCGACCTCCCGGAGGAAGTCCTCTTCGTACTGTTCCCATGGGTCACATTTCATTACGCCTCCTTCAGGCGGTAGATAGTTCCGCCCAGAGACTGGCTTCCCCATTGCTCGGCGGTGAGATGTTTTTCAATCAGCATGAGGTCTGACATGGATATAAATTCCTCCTGCATTGCCAGTGATGGGGCCCATCCTTCGTAATAGGGTTCGTGGTAGTTCAGGGTGACGCCAGCCGTGTGGCTAAGTGCTCCGCACGCAGTCTGCGAACGATGAAAAGCAGTGATATTGTTCCGCGCATCTTTGCGCAGAATTTTGAGAATAATTTCTGGTTTCATAGCGGTAACGGCATCGCGCCGCCCTGATGGAGAGGCGGATTACTCCGCCGGTTGAGAAGGCTCTAACTCAGACTTTCTTAGGTCATAAACCTCTTTGGCTTTCGACTGGTATTCGGTTCCACGTAGTGTCCGCCACGCTTCTTCAAAGCAGGTCTTGAGCCCATCCATATCTGTAGCTTCAGACGCTGATTGCGTGAATACCTTCAGTGATTCCTCAGCAGGGTTAACACCGGACTCCAGCCAGTTCAAAAGCATCTTCCCGGTATCTTCTGATAAAACCATTGGGTCTGAGTTACTGAACAACTTTGTCCTGTCTTTGCTGGCGATCGCATGATGCGTTTCATGACCAATGTCCAGAACGGTAGTGAACTCATATTCAACGCCGTCACGCTGTTCAGACTTCATCCCAAGTTTTGCGACCTTCTTGCGACCGTTCTCTTCAACCTGGGCTGTTTCGGTCTTGCTTCGCATTGTCGCGATGATGTGCATTGATGAGCGCAGGATTGCATCGAGGAACAGCCGGTGACGCGGGTTAATCTCACTCCATGCTGACCAGCTATTGCCGCGGAACTTGGCCTTAGCGATAGTGTCGACAAGCTCAAGGCATCCGCCGACTCCACCCCATTCATGGGTGATACTATCCAGCACCAGAGTCTCATAACCGGCGTCTTCTGCTGATTTAATTGCCTCAATGAATCGCTCCGGGGAGAATGGCGGGTCAAGTTCGAGCACGTCAAAATCAGCGATATCGGAATACAAAGACGCGCTGCCTTTCTCAGTATCGATAAAGGCAATCTTCCCGCCGATACCTTTAGCGACCAATAAGGCGCTGTACGTTTTTCCTGATCCGCTTGGCCCGGTAAGTGCCAGCCGTAGCTTGGATTTCTTTCTCATGGCTTTTTCAAATTTCATAGAATTACCTATCTGCTCAGAACGGGCATGGCCCGAGGAAATATCGTTGATTCATCACTTCAATGCGTGCCAGATTCAGCTCTGCCATCATCTGCTTTCTATTGCCAATGGCCCGGGCAGATAACGCTAATAGCGTAAAGTGACGACGTTGTTTCTTACTTTCTTCGACTGTTGTGGCGAGAGACATACGCACCTCAGTAATTAATGTTGGAATGTGGTATCAGGCCATTCATCATCGCTGTTAACACTTCGATAGCCTGTTCGCGTGAGATGCTGGTATTTGCGGTGAGCGCGTTCACAATGCCAGTGCCGATTGCTTTGCGGTGCTTAACATCAGCTTCACGCTTGGCCTTTTCATCAGCGATGCGTTTCTCTTCTGCCAGGCGGGCGGCTTCAGTTGCTTCGGCTTCACGACGAACCTTGTCGGCGGCTTCCTGCGCCTTGCGTTGCTCTGCTGCGATGGCTTCCTGCTTCTCGCGCTCAGCCTGTTCACGCGCTTCCTGAGCCAGTTTTGCAGTGCGTTCCTGCGCCTCTTTAGCTTCACGCTCTGCACGTTCCTGTGCGGCGATGCGGTCACGTTCTGCCTGTTCGGCTTTGGCTTTCAGCTCTGCCTCGCGGCGCGCGGACTCTTCTCGCTCGACCTGTGCTTTCTGCTCGGCTTCACGCCGTGCTGCTTCTGCAGCTTCACGCTTCAGCTTCTCTTCGTGGTCGCGGCGCGCCTTCTCTTCGGCATCTTTGCGAAGACGCTCAAGCTCGGCGGCCTGATCTTCATGCTGCTTCGCTATGATTACCGCCGCTTCCAGTTTCTGCACCGTGGTATCCTTCGCAACGCCTGCTTCGGTTGCGAATTCCTGCCATGAGTCGCCAAGCGTCACCGCTTTGGCCTCTCCTAGTCGATAATGAATATCAGTGGAAGGCAGGTAGTTACCTGCATCGTCAATCACATCGGCCAGCGCGCGGAGGTCCGACAGGCGCTGCTGCAATGCCTGCTTGCGCTCATCTTCAGCCTGCTCCCATTCGTTAAGCGGCCGGCGCACTTCATCTTTCAGCAGGTCGAGGCGTTCACGCACCAGACGGCGACTTTCGTCAATCTGCTTGGGCAGGGCTTTAAGCTCCGCGACAAGGTCTTTACCGGCATTGTCGATATACGTTTTCGAACGGGCCACCTTGTGTGCCATTGAAGCTATGGCGTCGCGGCCTTTCTTTGTAGATACGTCTGGTACCAGGCTGCGAGCTTCTTTCTCGATGGCTTCAATAATCGGGTCGAGCTGCTCATTGCTGGTGAAAACAGCCATTGCGTTCGACTTCTCAATGACGACTAAATCCGTTACTTCGCTCATGAGTTCTCCTGAATTGTGTGTAAGCGCTGCCCGGCATCTGAATGACTGCCAGAGAGGAAAGGGGGATTGGTTAGTGACTTAGGCCGCCGCCGGTACCATTGAGATAAACTTCTACGATAAGGTCGCGAGTGAAGGTGCGTTCACAGCCGCGGTGCAGGTATAACTTCCCGCGTTTGTTAGCCGATGCTGTCCAGGTGCTGTCTTTATGCTTAACGAGCATGCCAGGCTGAACAGCTCCACGGTTTACTTCCTGGGTGCCGTAGTGATGAATCATGATGCCTCCCGGGCGCGGAGCATTGCGTCTGCCATTTGATAGGCATTCATTGCCACTTCATCAGCATTACCGGCAATTACTGGATGCCTGTTGTCATCAGGGTAGCTAGCAAGCCAGCCCTGCAATGCTTTGGCTGCCATGTAGTCGCGCATGCTTAGCCCGCCACCACCAAAATCCCTACTGTCCTTGAATTCGGTTTCAGGAGTGCAAACACCAGATTGAGGAAACGCTGGGCCGCCATTGTTTTCTTTATTCATAATCTCTCCGCGCTTAAGCCGCGCCGCTGAACGTTGATAAATGCATCCGACGCCCTGCCAGTTTGTACTGTTGCGTCATTGCGGTTGGATAGCCGCTTCATAACTAAGCAACCTCGGTGAAGTTGCTGGGGTATGAGGCAATAAAAAACCCGCCGTAGCGGGCCTATTTGCTTAATGAAAGAGCTGATGTTCTGGGCCAGTAATACTTAGGCTTAGCTCGCGAGCCGGGTTTCGGCCCAACACATACGATGTAGCTTTCTTCCTTCCTTGGAAGTCCAGGTGAGTCTAAAAATTCGATGAATTTAGATTTATTAAGGCTCTTTCCTGCAGGAACAACTTCTACCACATCGCCAACTTTCACCTTCCAGCCACCTCCGGCCTGACTTGACCAAATTACCTCATCACCTTCCTTGAATTTTCTTACTGGCTGATATGCCATCCTCTTACCCTCTGTAGTTACCAATAAAAAGGCCGCCTAAGCGACCTATTCGACATCTTTCACTAATTTGAAAATACTTTGTCCGTTAATGCAGTCTTCCCTACCAGAACGGCTACCATTTAGATGCTTCATCATTGAGCTGCCATCTTTCCATGCGTAAGTGACTTCAAGCTGAATTCCATCCATGTCTTCGTAAATCTGACCAACCTTTTTCATTGGATATGCGCTTTTCATGCCTCACCTCACTTATCTCGCAGTTACCTGTTTGCTCCGGCGGTGACCGGCAGCGAATATTGCAACATCTGGCAGACACATCGCGCCGCCCGAATCCCTATCTCGCAGACTGCCGAGCGAAGTAGCCCGGTCGACGCGACTCATGTCATGCTTAACTTCCTGTGACGCGTTCTGAGAAGCCTCAGCGCGTCGTTTAGCCATCAGCTCGCCACGTTTCAGATAACGCCGTGTAACGCTGTTGCTTGCGGTAAATTTGGTCATACATCCTCCAGTGGTTGCTTTGGTGGATTGATGAATGTGACGTTGTGGCTCGCGTCGTATCAGCGCCTACCGCCATCCCGATTCGCTTATGAGATACGCCTCATGTTGCGTTACCTTTAGGCTCGGTCATCAATCCCCAAAGCAACTTCCTTTGGCCTCCCACAAGGGCGGGAGAAGTAACCCCATCAATGTTAAAGAGCTGAGACTTCGTTCCGTGTCTCGGTAGTGCGTCCTGCCGATGGGATAAAGATACAGATAAAACTGTATTATCGTCAACAGACAAAACTGTATTTATTCTCGTGATAAACATATGTGCCTGTAATTAAGTGATATTTATTTTTGTATAGACGAAAAAAAACCGGCCTAAGCCGGTTCTGTAAGAAGGGGTTGACGAAGGTTAACGCTTGCGGCGGTATATCCTGTGCTCAATCATCACGCCTATGATTGTCAGGGGCTGGATGCTGCTGTTAATTACAGGGTAATCATCGTTCAATGGCACAAGCTCGAAGTGCTGGCAGCCGTTCATGTCGGTGAAGGTAGGGCGATATTTTTTGAATGTAGCTTGATCACCGCCGTTCTTAGCCACCACAAACTCCCCCGGGACAGGCTCAACCTCTGGGTCTACGATGATCACGTCACCAGCCTTGAAGTCTGGCTCCATTGAGTCACCCTCAATGCGTAAAGCAAAGCTGTGCTCTGACAAATCCAGATCTGTCAGGATATATTCAAGGCTTCCGTCGAATGCCTCAATAGGGTTCTTCTCTGCAAGCGCACCAGCCTGCACGTAACTAATCAAAGGAACTCTCCTGCTGTTCACTTCAGCCATAGGCATAAATGCGCCGCCATTCATAAGCCATTCAGCATCGCAACGCAGTGCTTTGGCTATGCCAATTATATTACGTGGCTTCAGAGTTTTCCCATCTTCAATGCTCTGCCATGACTGCTGACGAATGCCGGCCTTCTCAGCGGCCTCTGTCTGAGTCATGCCAAGCTCATTTCTTTTTTGTTTAACGCGATCTGCAAGGCTCATAAATACCTCTTTCTGTATGCCTTGATAGTCACAGCTAAAACTGTAATTGACAAACAGAAATAACTGTCACAGAATACAGATAAAACTGTGGAGGTGATATGGAAACAATTTCTCAGCGCCTCAAGCAAAAACGTGAAGAGATGAATTTGTCTCAGTCCCAGCTGGCAACACTGGCAGGAATGAAACAACAGTCCCTTCAGGCCATAGAGGCAGGGACTACGAAGCGTCCACGTTATTTGGTTGAGCTGGCTCGTGCGCTTAAGTGCGATCCGGAATGGCTGCTCTTTGGCGACAACCGCCAAGCTCAGCACTAATTCAAAGATAAGAACCACCGCTCTTTAACATCGCTGCACATCCTCTCCGCCCATGTGGAGATAACAACTACGCATCACAGGATGCGCATTAACTTATTCAACACAAAGGAATTTTACACAATGGAAACCACAACGACACGAAACAAAGACCAGGCTCGAAAAATCGAGTCGTGGATCCTGAATCAGATTGCCATGCGAGGAACTACCAATATCGCCAAAGCACTGGGGATGGATAAATCAGGAATTACGCGCTGGAAGGAAAGCATGCTGCCGAAGCTATCAATGCTTCTCGCTGTTCTGGAGTGGGGAGTTGTCGATGACGACATGGCCCGTCTTGCGAAGGAAGTAGCTGCTGTCCTCACAAAGAAAAAGTCCCCGGCGGCAACCGAGGACTCTGACCAACTAACGATTGAATTTTGAAGGCTCAATCAGGAGTAAATAATGGCACGAAAATGCACGAAGTACCAGGAAAAAGAGGAACGTCGCCATCCCGATTCACCTGATGGTTTGGTCGTAGCTGCTTCTAAAAATCAGGCATTCGCAGAGCGCCTGATAGGCGTTATCAAAATCGCAATGGCTAAGTCAGGAGTGAAGCATGGGCGTCGTTAAAAAATTATCTGATTACAGGCCGTCTCTGGCGGTCGTGGAGCGTCAGGTGGCAGATCTCGATGATGGATACACACGCATCGCGAATGAGCTGCTGGAAGCGGTTATGGCTGCCGATTTGACAGCTCGCCAGCTGAAGGTCGTTCTGGCGTTGATACGCAAAACGTACGGGTTCGGAAAGAAGTTTGACCGGATCACAAATACTCAGATAGCAATGATGACCGGCATCCACCACACACACGTTTGCAAGGCTAAAAACGAGATGATTGCTATGAATGTCATCGTGACTAACGGCCTTGCAATTGGAATAAACAAGGTGATTTCTGAGTGGAATTTTGAGATTAGCCAACCTAGCGAAACATTAGCTAAACCAGCTAACGAAACATTAGCCAACTTAGCTAATGGGTATAAGCCAACTCAGCTAAACACAAAAGAAACTATTCAAAAGAAAGAAAAGAAAGAAAACACACAGTCATCTTGCGATGACCGCGAACCGGTTAAACCTGAAAGACGAAAACCAACCCGAATCAACTACGACGAATATCTCGAGGCATACAACGAGATTGTTGGTGAGCGACTCCCCCACGCAGTCGAGGCCAACGCAGAACGTCAGCGCAAACTCAAAAAGTTGATTGATTCCCTGGCGACTAAAAATATCGACGGCTTCAGGGCATACGTGAAGGCGTTCATGTCAGCTGCCAGACCATTCCATTTCGGTGATAACGACCGTGACTGGGTAGCAAATTTTGATTACCTGCTACGCCCGAAAGTTCTGGTGGCTATTCGTGAGGGAACGCTATGAGACAGGATATCGAAGCCAGTGTGATTGGCGGCTTACTTCTCGGTGGTCTCACACCGGCAGCTACTGAAGTACTCGCACGGATTGAGCCAGAAGCATTCACCATCCCAATCTACCGAAAAGCCTTTGAGGTGATCCGCAAGCAAGCCCGTAACCGTAATTTGATTGATGGCCTGATGGTTGCCGAGGAATGCGGCGACGAATACGCCACGCCAATCATGATGACGGCCCGGTCATGCCCCAGCGCAGCAAACCTTCTTGGTTACGCCGGAATGCTTACCGACCAGCATCAGCGGCGGTTATTCCTGCAAGCTATCGACGAACTACGCATGTACGTCAGCGACGGAACGCTGGATGCCGCAGCAAACGCTATGGATGAGCTTATGCGGAGACTTTCTGTGATCCGTAAGCCCAAGACCGAGGTAAAACCAGTTCGTCTTGGTGAGGTTCTTAACGACTACGCCGAGACTCTGGAGAAGCGCCTTACAAACGGCGACGAATCGGACACGCTGAAGACAGGCATTCCTGAGCTGGACAGTATCACCGGGGGGATGAACGCCGAAGACCTGGTGATCATCGCTGCTCGTCCCGGCATGGGTAAAACGGAACTGGCGCTCAAGATTGCTGAAGGCGTGGCAAGTAGCGTTATGCCTGGTTCCGATTCCCGCAGAGGCGTGCTGATTTTCAGCATGGAGATGAGCAACCTTCAGATCGCCGAACGTAGCATTGCCAGTCGCGGGAACATGTCAGTCAGCGTCCTGCGTAACCCGGCGACGATGGACGACGAGGGATGGGCAAGGGTATCTGATGGAATCGGACACCTGAGCGATCTGGAAGTGTGGATGGTCGATGCATCAAAACTCAGCGTCGAAGAAATCCGCAGCGTTGCCGAACGTCACAAGCAGGAATTCCCGGCGCTGTCGCTAATTCTTGTCGACTACCTTGGCCTGATTGCTAAGCCAAAGGCAGAGCGTAACGACCTCGCAATAGCGCATATCTCCGGCAGCCTCAAGGCGATGGCTAAAGACCTGAAAACCCCGGTGATCTCTCTTAGCCAGTTATCACGAAAGGTCGAGGAAAGGCCGAACAAGCGTCCTAATAACTCCGATCTCAGAGACTCCGGAAGCATCGAACAGGACGCCGACTGCATCATCATGCTCTACCGCGAAGGTGTGTATGACGAGAACAGCCCGGCAGCAAAATACGCAGAAATAATCGTCACCAAAAACCGGTTCGGCTCATTAGGCACCGTGTATCAGCGGTTCACTAACGGTCACTTCATGCCATGCGACCAGAACGAGGCAAGAAGCGCATCGGCACCAGCACCAACAGGTAAGCGATACGCAAAAGGGGCGGACGTATGACCATCCAGGAAGCAAGAAACACCCGCGAAATTATCGAATCTGAATACCCGGAATTTCCTGAAACCATCCTCCATGCCGAACTATGCCGCGCATGTGCAAGAGCAGACGGACGAAGCATCAAGAAATCATTGAAGAAGTTCGCCGCCAACCGCATGCACGTTGTTGAGATCAAGCCACTAAAAGGCGCTCTGTATCAGATGGCAATCAGCATGTTTCCAGAGACAGAAATTACCCGCATTCGCTCCTGCGTAGGTCGCATGGAGTCGGCACTGGTTAAAACATTCGGAGTGAAGAGAGCATGAGCAGAGAACAATTTGAAGTGTGGGCGGAGAAAGAGCACTACTGCCTCGCCTATGCCGATTGTGGTTACGTTTACTCATCCACAGAGGCCGCCTGGAAATCTTGGCAAGCAGCATCCAAAGCATCAGAGCAGCAACTGGCTGCGGTGGTCGCGGAAAATGCGGGGCTGAAGGCTTCCGTGGTTCGAATCTTCAATTACGGTTATCAGCATGGGCATGAATCAACCGTAGAAGGCAATTACGTCGATATTCATCGTAATGATATCTCGGAGTACCACGAGGATATCGTTGCCGAGATTGCAGAAGAGCAAACCCCGGCAACCGACGCTGCCATTGCAAACATCCAGGCTCAGGGTGTGGAGATGTTTGCATCAAGCCTGAAAGTTCTTGGCTCACATGAGCATCCATATTCAACGGCAGCTAAAGAGTTCGCCGCCCAGTTACGACAGGGAGCAGCGCTATGAGCAAAACATACCAACTTGACCAGATGAAGTTGTTTTGCGATATCGCGGCAGCAATCGCTAAGCAGCATCCTCGACTGCCTGCTGACAATCGCGCAAATGTAGCCATCGAGGCTGCAAATCTTATTTGCGCTGCGTACTCGATGACCGACGAAGAATACGTGGCCAGCAAAGGAGCAACCCAATGACCGATATCACAGCACTGATGGCGACCATGAAATCGGCAGCAGAGAAAGCGACACGGGGCGATTGGACGGTTCAATTTGGCGATGAAATTTACGCAGTTGATGGCGTAAATAATGATCAGGTGGCGGTTGCAACGCTCGACGCAAATGATGCGGATCACATTGCACTTTCCAACCCAGTCAACGTGCTTGCGCTGGTAGAGGCGCTGGAGAAGGCGCAGCGGAACGAAAACCTAACCGAAGCTGAGCGGCAGGCATACCTCGGGTTGATACGCGATAGGGATGCGCGCATTGCCGAGCTGGAGAAAGCGGCCTCGGAGCCGGTAGCGTGGACTAACGAGGAATCGCTATCTGGTGTTGGAATTGATATGTGCGGAATGCTTGGACCAAAAAACGCAGTCGGTGATATCGCGCTGTACACCGTGTCACCGTCGATGGAGTCCAGCACCGTCACCGTGAAGCTGCCGCCGCGAGTTGATAGCTCAAACGTGCCATTCACAGCGCACACGTGGAACTGCTGCCTTGATGCGGTTGAGAAGTGCCTCACCGCCGCTGGCATCCAGGTTATCGAAGGAGAAGGACAATGAGCGTATTGCGAATCAAATGGGCTGGCTATTGCCCAAAATGCGATAGCGACGAACTGGATGTTCACACTGACAAAGGAACTCCGGATTTTCTCTATGCAGGCGATGGCGTTGTTTGCTCTGATTGCGGAGAAAAGGGTGAGATAGATTGCGATGATGACCATGCCTTTGCGGTATGGGATTGGGAGGACTAACCCATGACAACCAACCAAACAGAACGAGTGTCAGACGAAGAACTCGACCAGATGATATGGAAGTTAGAGCGTGACGGCATGACGCCAAAGCAGCTGTCGCTGATGAGAGAACTGCGGGATGTGCGGAGGGCTAAGGGTGAGCCGGTGGCGTGGATAGTTCACGCCCGCACTGGTGACCAATTAACTACCGACAGCGGCTATGTCGCCAATGCTGAGGGGATATTAGGCCTGCATTCGACGCCTCTCTACACCGCACCGCCAGCGCCTCCCGCCTACAAGAAAACGGAGAATTTCACTGATTATCACGCAGGGTGGAACGCCTGCCGCGCCGCAATGCTCAACCATTCCGGTAATTCCGAACAACTCAAACCTGTAAGTAATCGTGATGAGTTGCCAGCAACGCAATTCAAACCGGTAGCCGACCTTTACGGCATAACATCGCCAACCGGTAGTGAAACGTCATTCACCTTTGACGCTAACGAGGCTGCTAATTTCATTGAAGGCGGCTGGTCGGTGCAGGAATACGTCGAACTGGAACGCTATCAGGAAGCGATGATTGGCAACTCTCCGGCAACTCCGGATGGTTGGATTCCGGTAAGCGAGCGGGTGCCGCCAGAAGGTACACCGATGCTTGTCTGTTCCGGCAATGGAGTTGTGCAGCGAACTGTGTACGGTTTTGATGGTGAGAATTGGCTTGATTGGTATGAGCAATATGACCTGGTAAAAACTGAACCAGATGACTTGTGGCAGCCACTGCCTGAATCGCCGCGGCAGGAATAAAAAACCATATGATGTATGGTTGAATATTCAATAAAAACCATGTTAAATAAAGCCTTCCCCGTAGGAGAATATATGATTGGAGGTTATTTTGACCCAATTTTTGGATTCCCCCGCATGCTCCTGACGAGCGCAACATCTCAGTGTCCGGCTAGGGGATAAAGAAGTTAGATTGGAGTAGTGGGAAGAGAGTGGCGCGAGAGGCTGTGCTGATCGCTACCGTCACGCCTTGTGGGTGTGAAGCTCTCGCCTTGATCGTTGCGGTGATGGGTTAATCCATGAAAAGCCTTGTGGCCGGACATAAACCCGGTTAGCGGAGTTCGACGGCTGGATACGTCCATTCCCTGGATAACCAACCGCGCCCCGGGGGAATTAGCATTAACTAGGCCTGCCAGTCGCCCAAAGAGAAACCACCGGAAGGTGGTTTTTTCGTTTTTTCTTGCATTGATTATTCAAACTCAACTAGCCATAATATCCCTGCTGTCGGAGTTGAACGCCCGGCGGTAATGCATCCGGCGCCAAGTGGGGACACATGGCGCAAATGAACAAACAAGTATTACATTTTAACAAACAAGCACCACATCATCTGTCACAGATGCTTTCCGGCACCTGTGCTTTTCTGCATTCTGCGTTTGACCTCTCCGGAGGTGAAGCGTGAACATCCCTCAATGCGGCATCAAGCTGCACAGCGGTAACTTTGCCGCCATTAGTAAGCTACTCCAGGAGCAGCTCGAATCAGGCCGCCCATTGCGCTTGCAGGTCAAAGAGTGGCGCGAGAAACGCAGCCTTTCACAAAATTCACTTCTTCATATGTGGCTGGGAGAAATCAGCGAGTACCTGATCGCTTCCGGTCGCACTGACGCCACCCCTGATTGGGTGAAACGAAACCTCAAAAAGACCTACCTCGGCTGCGAGGAAGTCACCTACACCGATTTCATCACCGGCACCAAAGAAACCACCTGGGAGCCTCGCCACACGTCTCAACTCGATACCGGAGAGATGCATATCTTCCTGTGCAAAGTCGAAGCGTGGTGCGCTCAGTTTGGCTTGGCGCTGACTATCCCATCGAACTGTGAATTCCAACAATTGCGCGATAAGCAGGAGTCCTAATGAATATCTATCAACGCATTAACGGTGCTGACTGGCGCAATATTTGGGTGGTTGGCGATCTGCATGGTTGCTACACAAATCTGATGGGCAAGCTGGATGAACTCAATTTCGATCCGGCTCAAGACCTGCTTATCTCAGTCGGTGACCTTATCGACCGCGGCGCTGAAAACGTTGAGTGTCTGGAGTTGATCGTGATGCCATGGTTCCGGGCAGTACGTGGAAATCACGAGCAGATGATGCTTGATGGTATTGCGAACGCGACACACGAGCGCCAATGGAGAGCCAACGGCGGGAGTTGGTTCTTCTACCTCGATTACGACAAAGAGGTTTTAGCTAAGGCGCTGGTTCATAAGGTTGCTGAGTTGCCACTGGTTATTGAACTGGTGACCGGTGATAAGAAGATTGTTATCTGCCATGCCGACTACCCGGCTGGAGCCTATGAATTCGGAAAGGATATCGACGAAGAGCAGGCGATCTGGAACAGAGGGCGGATTTCCAATTCTATGGACGGAATTCTTCACGAAATAACCGGAGCTGACCTGTTTATCTTCGGTCATACACCGGCTCGCCAACCGCTGAAATATGCTAACCAGATGTACATCGACACTGGTGCCGTATTCTGCGGAAACCTAACTCTGGTGCAGGTTCAGGGTGGTGACCATGCTTAAGCCATCCCGCCGTAAGTGCAAAGTTTGTAACGAGTGGTTCATCCCACAATACGACAACATCCGTTGGTGCAGCCCTGCGCACGGAGCTATCTACGCCATAGAACTGCGCACCAAGGAGAAGGTGAAAGCCGAGGCTAAGCGCATCAAGGCGCAGATTGAGTCCGAGAAGGAAGGGCGGAAGCGTCGCAAAGAACGACTGGCAGAGCTACGGCCTGCCGGTTACTACAAGGCTCAGGCCCAGCAGGCTTTCAACGCTTTCATCCGCGCGCGCGATGCCGATTTTCCATGCATCAGTTGCGGAACGACCAATCCTCCCGATCTCCACGGCGGTCAGTGGGATTGTGGACACTTCAAGACGGTAGGAGCTAATCCCGAACTGCGCTTTGAAGAACGTAACGCCCATAAGCAGTGCAAATCCTGCAATGCCGGAGCTGGCAAGTACACCGCTAAAGAGGCGACCGTCGCGCAGCAATACGAAGCTGGCCTGGTCGCTCGTTACGGTCAGGAGTACGTCGACTGGCTCAACGGCCCTCATGAGATGACCAACTATCGCCGTGAAGACTTCATCCTGATCCGGGATGAGTACCGCGCAAAGCTCAAAGCACTTAAACAGCAGGAGGCCGCATGAACACCGAGCTAATCAAATTGACCCGTTTGCGCTGGCGATTCCTTCGCATGTTCCGTACCCCGGATTCTTTCCTGGTTGATTACAGACTTCTTCGCAACTTCATTCGCAGCTATAAGACAGTGGGAGCATCAGCATGAGAAAGCTAACACCAATTTACTCCATGGTTAACTTTGTCGACGACGCTCATTTTCGACGCGTCTGGAAGCACCCTAAGAGGACTATCACCCAAAAGCAGCGGGTATGGGTACAGTACATGATGTCCGTATGGGGCCGTATCAACCGGGGTGATGATTCACCGGCCGGCGCAATCAACATCATCGGCAGGCTGATGATCCGCAGTCAATGGAGCCCCGATAAAGGCGAGCAGATTGAAAGCCTGGTTAAGTGGCTGTACAGCAATGAGGGAGGATCGCTTAGAGGTGAGCAACTCTACAAGAAAGCTCGCGAACTGGTAATCCCTGAATCATCAGCCAGTAACATCATCGCTCTCGCCAAAGAATCAGATGATGCCGCCTTTGTTGAGCGTGTGATTGTGAAGTTGTTCCACCGGGAAAGCCCAGTCCGCGATTATGCAATTAAACGCTACTGCGAGAGAAACTGCACGCAACACATAGCCTCTGCAATGAGCAGAATGACAGGGGAAGACATTCAGGTCTGCCGCAGGCGTGTTGTCTGGTGCGAGAATGTGTTTGAAGCAGAGGTTTTCTACGCCATGAAGCGAGAGATGGAGAAAGAAATCTCTCTTATCGCAGCATAATTGAAAAATATTTCTCAAATCTCTTGATTTTGCGAAATGAAAGTGTATATTTTGATGTATGCTCGGACGTCAAAGGCGAAAGAGCGAGGTGGTGAGATAAAAGAGGCGGCTCTCACCATCGATTCCGCCTAGTTGGTATCTTCGGCTTATGGCCTGGTACTCCAACCGTCGCGAGCTGAGAGGTTTGCAAGAGTTAACGCAGTACTGGTTGCGAGAGTGACCATCGAAGCCCCGGGTTAATAGCTCGGGGCTTTTTGCATTCAGGGTCAGAAGCACAGCGGTTGTGCGTTCGGCTGTTAACCGAATGGTCGAAGGTTCGAATCCTTCCTGTCCCGCCAAATATGCTGATTTAGCTCAGTAGGTAGAGCGCTTGCCTTGTAAGCAAGATGCCGGCGGTTCAACTCCGTCAATCAGCACCAAATCCCGCCAGCTGGGAAACCAGGCCGCAGAGCCTAATGCCTTACCCTCTTGCCCACCGCGCCGTGGGCTCTTTATTCAGGCCGCCGACAATCACCCTCAGAAGCCACGTAGCTATCGTGTCGGACGGCCTCTCCCCACTACAAACACAGCACCCCGTTATTTCGGAGGTGATATGGCTAAACGTATGAATGACGACCACAAAATTGTAGGCCTGTCCTGGCTAGTCTTGCTCGGCATTGCATGCTGGGGCGGTTTGGTTCGCTACCTGATCGACGTCAAGCAGAATAAAGCGACGTGGAGCTGGATTAATGCTCTCGCGCAGATCGCGGTATCTGGATTTACCGGTCTGATAGGTGGGCTGATAAGTGTCGAGAGTGGGCTTAGTTTTCACATGATTCTGGTTACATCCGGTATCAGCGGAGCAATGGGCTCTGTTGCTCTGACATATTTCTGGGAACGACTGACGGGGATGAAGAATGCAAACCAGTGAAAAAGGCATTGCCCTGATCAAACAGTTCGAAGGGTGCAAGCTAACCGCTTACCAGGATAGCGTCGGCGTCTGGACAATTGGATATGGTTGGACGAATCCCGTTGACGGCAAGCCAGTAAAAGCAGGGATGCAGATTAAGCAAGAGACAGCCGAACGACTGCTGAAGACGGGCCTCGTCAGTTATGAATCCGATGTGTCAAGAATGCTGAAGGTTGGAGTAAGTCAATGCCAGTTCGATGCGTTGGTTTCTTTCTGCTACAACCTCGGCGCTAAGGCGCTCAGCACATCAACTCTGATGCGGAAGCTTAATGCGGGAGATGCATCCGGCGCTGCCGATGAATTCCTTCGCTGGAATAGAGCCGGTGGCAAAGTGCTTGCTGGCCTAACTCGTCGGAGAGAGGCGGAGCGGTCTCTGTTTCTGTCATGTTGATCGCACTGCTGAAGCGATACTGGCTTCAGGTGTTGGTGGTAGCAATCGTCATATTTATGGTGCTGGCAATTAACCACTACCGCGACAACGCCACCGAATACAAGAAGCAGCGCGATGAGAAGTCTCAGGCGCTTAATCTGGCTAACGCCACCATCACTGACATGCAAACCCGGCAGCGTGACGTTGCTGCACTGGATGCCAAATATACGAAGGAGCTGGCAGATGCTAAAGCTGAAAATGATGCTCTGCAGCGTAAGCTTGATAATGGTGGTCGGGTGCTCGTCAAAGGAAAGTGTCCAGTGCCTACCTCAACCGAAACCCCCAGCACCTCCGGCGTGGGCAATGATGCCGCCGTCGAACTCTCTCCAGTTGCTGGACGAAACGTTCTCGGTATCCGATCCGGAATCATCAGCGACCAAGCATCACTGAGGACGCTGCAGGAATACATCAATACGCAGTGTCTGAAGTGATTCGTCACCCACTACAGACAAACAGAGCCTGACTTCGGTCGGGCTTTTTTATACCCGCAGTAAACCTGCGCATCGCAGCGCATCACAAACTCAGAACCTTTCAGGATGACCCTTGAGGAACCGGCTGGCTGTCGGAGCCTTCTGAGGGCCGTATTCCTGTGCGAACAAGGTTCATCACTCAAAGGAAATACCGACATGAAAAAATCGTTAACTGTGCTTTCTTCTGGTGAAGCCCCGACCATGAGCAGTACTGAAATGGTCGATTACATTAATGCTGACCGGGAATCAAAAGCTAAATCGGAAGGGCTGACCTTTCCCTGCAAGAAATATCGCAAGCTCGAACACCGAAGCTTTATGAAGAAGGTGCCCAAAGTTCTCGGGGATGCAGCTGAAAAATTTTTTGCAACTGACACCTATATCAACGGTACCGGCGGTGTTGTGGAGAGGGATATTTGCAATTTTCCTAAGCGTGAAGCCTGCCTCATGGCAATGAGCTACAGCTACGAGCTTCAGGCACAGGTGTTTGACCATATGACAGAGCTTGAGGGCGGCAAGGACATCAACCTACTCGATTTCTCCGGCCTGGCTGATATGGCAATCAGCGAGATGCAAAACCGTGTCGCATCCGCAGAGAAATTCTCATTTGAAGAGCATGGACAGACCGGTAGCGCCCTGATGACGCGCCGCAAGAAAGAAAAGAAAGTAATCAAAAGAGCCGAGCAGCTTGTGAAGGATCTGATTCAGTTCAAGTTGTGTGACATGGGGGATTTCCCTGATGGTGAACCAGCATGACGCCACAGGAATTTATCCATAAAAACGTGACCGCCGAGCTGATAAGGATCGGTTATGACCAGAATGCGGCAATGACTGGCGCTGATATGGCATTAGATCACTACCGGCGCTGCTCACAGGCCAGCAGGAAGGGGAAAATATTCGACGATTGTCTTTACTACGCCAAGCAATGGGCTGGTAAGCAGAAGTCGAAACAAAAATAGAGAGCCACTTTCACAACGGCTCTTCATTACAGAAGCTCTTCGCTGAGGGGCTTCGATAATGACAACCACAAGGAATCGACATGGAGCTAACTGAATACCAGAAAGCCCTATTCGATGATCTGACAAAACTACAGCAGAAGTTTGCGTTAGGCATCGTGAAGGGGCTTAGCCAAATTGATGCGTACAAACAAGCCGGTGGTAAGGCCAAGACGGAAGAAAGCGCTCACGCATCGGCAAGCGAAATCTTCAGTAATCTTAAGGTAAAAGCATTTATCGATGAGATGAACAAGGAAGCCATCACAAACGCTGTTATGACGCGACAGGAAGCCCTTGAGCGGCTTTCAATGATGGGACGAGCATCTTTGCATGAGATGGTTGAATTTAGCGAGGTAGAGCTCGGCGCAGACGATAACGGAAAGCCAATCATCCAGGCTGGCTGGAAGTTTAAAGATTCTGCATTGCAGAGCGTTGGCTCGTTATCAGCAATATCAGAGCTCACGGCGGGTAAGCGTGGAATATCAATCAAGCTTCACGATCCGAAAGCTGCCATCAAGCAACTTGCAGAGTTGCAGGGATGGGAACCTCCGAAAGAGTCGAAGCTGACCATCACTGCCACTAAGCCACTATCGGCACTGTTCGAAGATGACGAAACTTAATCCTGTATTTAAACCGTTCATCAAGCCGCATCGTTACAAGGTGGCAAGAGGCGGGCGTGGCAGTGGGAAGTCGTGGTCAATAGCCCGGTTGCTTGTCGAGATAGCTCGCAGAGGAACATATCGTTTCCTGTGCGCTCGTGAGTTTCAGGCCAGCATCGCTGACTCCGTTATCCAGCTGATCGCCGACACCATAGAACGCGAAGGCTACAACCACGAATTCGAGATTCAGAAGGTCTACATCCGGCACATTGCCACCAATAGCCTGTTTATGTTCTACGGCATAAAGAACAACATCACAAAAGTGAAGTCGCTGGAAGGCATCGATATCTGCTGGATAGAAGAGGCCGAGGCGGTGACCAAGGCAAGTTGGGATGTGCTGATACCCACCATTCGCAAGCCCGGTAGCGAGATATGGGTAAGCTACAACCCGAAGAACATCCTCGACGACACTCACCAACGTTTCGTTATCAGCCCGCCTGATGACATTTGCCTGTTAACCGTGAACTGGAACGACAACCCTCACTTTCCTGACGTTCTGCGGCTGGAGATGGAAGAGTGCAAGCGTAAAGACTTCGATCTATATCAGCACATCTGGGAAGGGCAGCCGGTAGCAGATAGCGACCTTGCTATCATCAAACCTTCATGGATTGCCGCTGCTGTAGACGCTCATATCAAACTCAACTTCACCGCATCCGGCGCTAAGCGAATTGGCTTTGACGTTGCAGATGAAGGCGAAGACAGCAACGCCATCACAATGGCACACGGTGCTGTAGTGAAGGATGTGCAGGAGTGGAGTCGTGGTGATGTTATTGAGTCTGCGAACCGGGTCAACCAGTACGCAGATAGTATCAACGCTGACAAAGTTATTTACGACTCAATCGGTGTCGGCGCTGGCGTAAAAGCCCAGTTAAACCGAATCGCCAAAAGCCAGGTGGAAGGGTTCAACGCCGCGGCTGCAGTATTTGAACCAGATCGCGAATACATGCCGGGCAAAACCAACAAAGACATGTTCTCTAACCTCAAGGCGCAAGCGTGGTGGCTGGTAAGGCAGCGCTTCTATAACACCTGGAGAGCGATAGAGCATGGCGAAACATTTCCGGACGACCAGTTAATAAGCCTCTCTTCTGACCTAAAGAACCTTGAATACCTCAAGGCCGAATTGTCACGCCCTCGCGTCGATTACGACGGGAACGGCAGGGTGAAGGTTGAGAGCAAAAAGGACATGAAAAAGCGCGGCATACCGTCGCCGAACATGGCCGACTCCTTGATTATGGCCTTTGCGCCAACTTCTAATGCTCTGGCGAGGCTAAAAGCTCTTGCCAGTTAAGGTGAGGCAATGGCTAAACGTAACAACAGGCAGCAAAAGAAACACGAGAAGCAGATGCGCACGGACAGCTACCAGAACGTGTTCATGAACATCGGAACTGGCGGTGACAGATCGGCATACAGCCGTATCCGTACAGCGCACCTGCTCACCAAAGCAACGCTCGACAGTATCTATCTCGGAGACGGTTTAGGCCGTCGCATTATCGACGTGGTAGCTGATGAGATGTTTCGTGCTGGATTCACTATAGATGGCGCAAACAATGAGCCGGAGATTATGTCTCGCTGGGATGAGCTTAACCTCACTCAGCAGTTTACAGACGCGGTGGCATGGGCTCGCTTATATGGCGGATCGCTAATGCTCTTCGGTGTTAATGATGGCGGAGACCTTCAGTCACCAATTGGCGAAGGTGAGCTTGAGTTTGTCCGTGTGTACGACCGCTATCAGGTTCAGCCTTTCCTTCGCGATACCAACCCTGAAAGCGCAACATACGGCGAAATAACTCAGTACCAGATCAACCCTATCTCAGGAACGCCTTACTACGTTCACGCCAGCAGATGCCATGTGTTCGACGGAGAGCGACTACCAAACCAGATTCGCCATCAGAATCAGGGGTGGGGCGCTTCATGCTTGCAGGGTGTTTATCAGGCGCTGACTGATTACGGTATGAGCCACACACACGCTACAAGCCTGCTTGAGCGCAAACAGCAGGGAGTCTGGTCTGCTGCTGACCTGGCTGACCTCTGCAAAGACGGTGAGGGTAGAGATGCAGTTCAGGCTCGTCTGAACATGGTCGACATGACGCGAAGCAACGGTAACACCATCGGCGTCGACGCGACCACGGAGAAGTACGAGCTGCTCAACGGCTCTCTGGAAGGCGTAGTCGATGTGCAGGACCGTAAGCAGTTACGCATATCAGCGCTGACCGGCATCGATGAGCAAATTCTGTTCACCAAAACGCCATCAGGTCAGGGGGCGGATAAAACCACCGTTCCTGAGTCATGGAAGCAGCTGATTGGACGCAAGCAGAAGGATGAGGCGAGACCTGCAATAGAGAAGGCGGTCAACTTCCTCACTACTGATAAGACCTGGACGATTAAGTTCAATCCTCTCTCAGTGCCAACAGAGAAAGAGCAGGCTGAGACAGCTAATCAGTGGTCACAGGCTGATGAACGCTATTCGCAGCTTGGCTGGGTTAGCAACGATGAAGGTGTCGCCACACTGAAAAAACGTGGAGGCTACGTCTATCCGGAGATGAGCAATGGCTAAAGTCTGGCTTCATCCCTACGGCATAGAACGTGACTACACCAACGCTCTTGTAAAGGCTACCAGGCAGTTCAACAAAGAAATAAACTCAGCATACGGAGATATCCGCTTCGATGGCTGGCAGGACGATATGTCGGCTGTGCTGGCCTATCTCCGCAATGCTGGTAACCGCATTTTCCAGCCAGTAATTGACCGTCTCCCGACATTTTTCGCGCTAACGAGTCAGTTCAATGACAAGCAGTGGCGGTTGGTTGTGAAAGGTGGCACTGGCTACGACATTCCTCCATCTCAAGCAATCATCGCCGGACAAACTACGGTTCCGGTTTCATCCGGTGTACTGGGTGTCGATGCCTATCGTGCCGAGCCATGGCTTCGTGAAATGCAGGAGTTATGGGTATCGGAAAACACCAGGCTAATTAAGTCAATTCCCGCTGACGAACTGTCCGATATGGAAGGCATCATTCAGCGCGGCGTAATGAATGGCTCCAGTGCTGACACCATCAAGAAGCAGATTCAGGAGCGCTACGGCGTCACTGAGCGGCGAGCAAAGCTGATTGCTGTAGACCAGATCGGGAAAGCTAACGCAGCACTCACGAAGCAGCGTCAGGCCGATGCCGGTATATCTGGCTATAAGTGGCGAGGTGTTCTTGATGAGCGCGAGAGGCCTGAACACAGAGCCCGTGAAGGTAACTCGTACAAATGGAACAACCCTCCGCCAGATGGTCACCCCGGGCAGCCAATCCGCTGCCGCTGTTATGCAGAACCTGACTGGACTGGTTCAGTTTTCGATATCGGCGAATAAATAAGGCAAAACATGAAAACAGTATCTCGCTTCGATGTGGGAGAGCTTCGTGCGTCCGTAAATGAGGATGGCTATCTGGAAGACGTGCCGGTTGTTGGTCGAGTCGGCATCCAGACCTACCGCAATCCAGACGGTTCAGTACGCAGAGAGCTACGCCCACCCGAAGAAGTATTCAACGCTGATTCACTGGCAAGCTTCAAGGGTAAGCCGATCACCATCGGTCACCCTGGCGCGGTTAACTCCCGCAACGCCAAAAAGCACATGGTCGGCACCATGCTAGAGCCTGGCAGGCAAGACGGCGACAACGTCAAAGTGCCTGTCATGGTCTACGACGAAAGCGCAATCACATCAGCTACCAGCGGCAAAACAAAGCAGCTATCCCTCGGTTATCGGCTTGACCTCGACGAGACGCCGGGAGAGTGGAATGGGCAGCCGTATGACGCCGTTCAACGAAACATCCGCATCAATCACCTTGCCCTCGTATCGAAAGCCCGGGCCGGTGATGTAGCAACCCTGAATCTCGACGGTGACGAAGAAATCACTTTAGACGATGACGACAACCAACCAAAAGGTAAAACAATGCAGAAAATCCGCTTAGACAGCGGCCTTGAATACGAAGCAGCCGCAGAGGTGGTTGTTGCATTTCAGGCGCTGAAACAGGATGCCGCTGACAAGCAGACGAAGCTTGATGAGGCCGCCACCACTATTTCAACCATCACCGCCGAGCGCGACACGCTGAAGGCTGATGCCGCAGAGTTTGATAACAAGCTCAAACAGGCTCGCGAAGATGCTGCCGTGACCATTAAGGCCCGTGCAGAACTCGAAGCAAAAGCAGAGAAGCACGGCATCAAATGCGACGGCCTGGACGACATCGCAGTTAAGAAAGCGGTAGTCACCAAGCTCAAGCCTGCGCTGAAACTCGACGGTCAAGACGACACCTACGTCAACGTGGCTTTCGACATGGCTATTGAATCCGCCCCGATGGAAAAGCAGCGCACCACAGTCAATCATGACAAAGCGGATACCCGCAATGATGCCGCTGAACCAAAAGGCTCTGCCGCAGCTCGTCAAAAATACCTCGATCGCCTGCACGGCAAAAAGGAGACAGCATAATGCCTGTTCAAACTTCCTACGATAACGATATGCAGATCGCAATGCCGGGCATGCGTTCCGACTCAACCCACCAAATCACAGATGGTTGCAACGCAGCTGACGGCGCAATCAAGCCAGGTTATGTCGTTTCTCGCGTGTCGGTAGCAAACGACAAACGCGTGGTTAAGCAAGTATCCGCTGCTGGGGATGCCGCAACACTGATGGGCATTTGCCGATTCAGCCAATACGGTTGCGTGACCGGTCAATACGAAGACGGCGACGCCGTTAACGTGATGACATGGGGCCGCATCTGGGCTGTAACCAATCTGACTGCCGCGCCAACCTCTGGCGGACTGGTCAACGTCCTTACCTCTGGCGCTAACGCTGGCATGGTATCGAACACTGGCGGCTCCGTTGCACTGGGCTGGGTTCTGACCGGTCGATACACCAAATTCAAAGACCATACCGGCGCAACTGTGAACCTCGCAGAAGTGCAAATCCGCAACCAGACCGCTGAGCCGGTAGCACCTTAAGGAACAACAATGGAACAGATGAATTACGACGAAGCGGACCTGTTCGCAATTGAGCATGGCGCGGCGGCTAACGGTATTCGCCTCGACGAAGGGGAATCTATCTTCCTCGCTCGTGAGTTGGATTTTGTTAAGTCCAAAGTTTACGAAGTCGAATACCCTGCGCTGACGGCGACCACGCTTTTCCCTGTGACCTCTGAAATCCCGTCGTATGCCAAGACCTTCACATACGGCGTGTGGGATGCAGTGGGCATGGCGCGAATCATTGCGGATTATGCTGACGACCTGCCAAACGTAGGCGTCAACTATCGTGAAGAAACTGGCAAGGTATTTAGCCTGGGCAACTTCTACGAATACAACCTGATGGAAATTCGTGCTTCTCAGGCGACCGGTAAAAACCTGCCTACCCGACTGGCTAACGCGGCCCGACGTGCGCATGACGTGAAGGTTAACGATCTGGCGTTCTATGGCGATGATGATTATCAGATTGTCGGCGTACTCGATCACCCGAATATCCCGGTAACCACTTCCGCTGGCTGGACAACTGGCGCTATCGCTTCTGGTGAGCTGGAAGACGCGGTGTCCGCTATCGAAACGGTGACCAAAGGCCTGCACGCTGCGAGCGTGATCGCACTACCGCCTAGCGCCTTTAAAATCCTGTCCAAGCCGATGCCAAATACCAATACGTCTTACATGACCTACTTCAACACCCAGTATCCGGGCATGCAGTGGATTCGTGTAAACGAACTGGAAGACATCGATGGTGCAGGCACTAAGGCCGCGCTGGTAATGGAGCGCAACGCTGATAACGCATCCATGGAAATCCCACAGCCGTTCGAGCAACTGCCGCCTCAGGCCAACAACCTGGCGTTCAAGATTCCATGTCACAGCCGCGCTACCGGCGTACAGGTTTACCTGCCGCTGACTCTGCATCTCATCAAAGGCATTTAAGAGGCTTCGGCCTCTTTTCTTAAGGATTACCAATGAAGATTACCAACGCATCAGCACGACTCTATTACATCGCAGGGCAGAAACTGGCACCAGGCCAGACGGCTGAAGTTGATGATTCATGGAAGGATAACAAAACTGTGCAGGCATCAATCACCAAAGGTGAGTTGCGAATCGCTGACAAAGATGAAGCCGTGACCGCAAGCCAGGTTGAGAAAAAAGAGAAGGACAAGAAGTAATGAACATTGCCGCATTTGAAGGTCTTACGCCTCTGGAAATATTCCGCAAGCTAGCGCCTGAATTTGCGGCTGTTCCCGATGAGGTTGTTAATGGCTATATCGAACTGGCATCGTTGTTCGTTTGTGAGGGTGACTACGGAGACGCCTATAACGTAGCGCTTGCTCTCATGGCAGCGCACATCATGGCGTCACCGGGCGGTTATTCCGATGACGGTTCAACATCATCCGGTCGCATCCTCTCACGCAAGGAAGGTGACCTGGCAATCACATACGGCAACGTGTCGGGTGATTCCAGTTACCTCAGCGGGACGACATACGGGAATCTGCTACAAATTCTTCGTAAGAAGAAGGGCGGCGGCTTCTCGATAATGACTCGCGGAGTCGTGGGGGGGGGCGGGTGTCTGTAACTATCAAAGACAATAAAACCGTTTGGCGAAAAATTAGGGTTGGGCTCGGCGAGTTGAAGCCTGTTGAGGTAGTTGCTGGCATCCAGAAAGGTGAAGTAAACGATGGGGTTCTTGTCGCTCAATACGCTACCTGGAACGAATTCGGCACTAAAACCATTCCCTCGCGCCCATTTATGAGAAACGCTTTCGATAAGAATGTTGAAAAGCTCGTTAGGTTCTTTTATCAGGGTCGGCGCGGACTTGTTGATGGCAAGACCAATCAGACTCAGCTGATGAATGCAGTTGGCTTAAAAATGGTTCAACTGATTAAAGAAAGCATCCTGAATGAAGAGTGGACGCCAAACGCTGACTACACGATTGTCAAAAAGAAGTCGTCGAAGCCACTTGTTGATACCGGCACGATGCTGAATAGCGTGACCTATGCGATTCATCCATACGGAACATCAAAATGACCAACCCATTCCGCAGGCCCTTTACGGTATTAACACCGACACCATCAACGCTGGTTAACGGTGTGATTGTTGATGGTGAGATGGTGGAGTCTCAAGCCTATTTCAGTGTGCAAAGCATCAAAGAAACGCAGGAGGTTGAGAGTTTAGAGGCTGGGCGTAGGCTAACTGATTATCGCAGGCTATACAGCGATACCAAGCTGCAGATCACTGACGATTTCGACATGGCGCAGCCAGCCATTGTGGTGATTGACGGATTTAACTACGAGGTTAAGCACCGCGAACCATGGCAGAACGGCATCATCTCACACTATAAATATTATGTAGTAAGGAAGCGCGATGGCTGAAACTACAGTATCAAAATTTGTTCCTGATGCTGTTGAATCTGCCGCCTACCGTGTTTTGTCCCAGCTATTATCCGTACCTCTCGCTTACGCCAATCAGAACAACTCCCGGCTTCCTCTGCCTTATGCCACGCTTCGTGTATCAACGCGTACGACCGTTGGCAGGGATGAGCATGGCGAAGTAGATGATGAAGGTGTTATGCCGTCACACGGCGTTAGAGAAGGAACGGTGATGGTTAATGTGTACGGCGGAAGCGCACGAGAGCATTGCGACGATCTGCTTAATAACATCCGTAAAACCACATCACGCTACCTGATGCGCAGAGAAAAATTCGTTATCGCAAACAGCGCACAGGTTAACGACCTTACAGGCCTGCGAGATGAAGCAAACTTCGAAGCGATGGCGAATGTAGACCTTACATTCCGCTACACCGGCAGGTACACGGATAACGTAGGGCTCATAGAAACCGTTGATGCGACAGGCGACATCGGCGGCATAGAAACACATCTCACTATCGCCGTCACATCCGACTAATCAACACGGAGTTTCATCAATGGCAAATCTAAGCCAGATTGCCAACGTGAATATTTCGCTGGACACAGCGAGTATCGCGAAGGCGTCATTCGGCATTCCACTTGCAGTTTCGCCGACAACGGCATTCAGTGAGCGAATCCGTAAATATTCAAGCTACAGTGCGGCGCAACAGGACGGCCTGGATCCGCAAACTCTCAAGGCATTATCCGCAGTATTCAGTCAGACGCCGAGACCTAACCAAGCGTGGGTAGGCCGACGTAATGCCGAGACAGTAGACCTAGCGGTCACTAACGCGACGATTACCACCGGCAATATCTTCACATTCAGCGTAAACGGCACGAGCATCACCTACACCGCAGCGAGCGACGATGATGCAGCAGACGTTTACACCGGGCTAAAAACAGCATTAACGGCTCAATCTGCTATTGATGCGCTCTTTACAAGCACCGCTGACGGCGATGGCTTGCATATGGTCGTGAAGACACCTTCCACGCCAACCATCGTGAAGCCAGTGACAAATCTGTCTATATCAACAACAGGATCATCTACAGGAATCTCTGACGACCTTGCCGCCATTCAACAGGAAGACCCTGGATGGTATGGATTTGCTTTGGTCGAGCGTGGAGACAACCTTATTCGTGATGCAGCGGAATGGGCCGAGACGCAGACGAAACTGTTTTTTGCATGCAGCGATACTGCTGATGTCTGGACTTCTGCTGATGACGATATCGCATCGCAGTTGCAGGACCTGCAATATCTGCGCACGTCGTTAATTGCTCACAAGGCAGCTGCGACGGAATATCCTGAAATGGCATGGATGGGGCGATGCTTCACTATCGCGCCCGGTGGCGAAACGTGGGCACTTAAAACACTGGCGGCTATCACGCCGAGCAAGTTCAGCGACACAGAGCAGAGCTACATCTTCCAGAAGAACGCCAACGCCTACGAACAGTACGCAGAAAACACCTACCTGATTAACAAAGGCAAGGTTGCATCTGGCGAATGGATTGATGTTGTGCGATTCCGTGACTGGCTGGTAGACACCATCCAGAAGAACATGGCTTCTCTGATGATTCGTCAGAAGAAGGTTCCTTACACCAACGGTGGCATTGCGCTGATCGTGAACAACCTAAATGGCTCCCTCATTCAGGGACAGCAGGCCGGCGGTATCGCACCTGATGAGCGAGACAGCGATGGCAATACAGTGCCAGGCTTCCGCATTACCTATCCAAATGCCGCCGATGTATCTGCTGACATCAAGGCTACCCGCACTCTTTATATCGAGTTTGTGGCGCTTCTGGCTGGTGCAATCCAGGTGGTCGAAATCACCGGCTCACTTACCTATAGCTACGAGGGCTAATTATGGCTGCTGAATTAACTGGCTCTTATGACGGATCAGAAGTGTTTGTCACTATCGGCCCGTTGCTATTAACCGGCTTCAGTGATGGAGACTCCATTACGGCTCGAAAGAACGCCAACTTCTATGAATCACGCGCTGGGCTCGATGGCTCAGTAGGTCGCGCGCGAGTAACGGATAAGCGCGGGCAGATCGAGCTGCATCTTTTGCAGACATCCGCGGCAAACGACGAACTATCTGCACTGATGAACCTTGATTCATTAACGCAGGACGGCAAGGCGGTTTATCCGGTATCAGTAACTGACTTCTCTGGTCGAACTGTTATCGCAGCAGGCCAGGCGTGGCTTTATCAGCTTGGCGACGTGGCCTTCTCAACTAACGAGGTTGGTGAACGCATTTACACCTTTGAATGCGCCGACCTGAAATTCTCCCTCGGTGGTAACAACGTTTAACAATGCCGCCTTCGGGCGGTTTTTTTTGAGGTCCATATGTCTCAGGAATTCGCAACCTTCCATATCGGTGACAAAGAGTTTAAAGCCGCCAAAATGAACGCCTTCGCTGCGGCAAAGCATTTGGTCAAACTGAAAACTCTGCTTGATAAAGGCCTGGCTTCAGGCGGTGATGCAAACGCCATTCAGTTGCTGGCTGGTATCGATGAGAAGACGCTGGAGGAGGTCATCATTCCTATCCTGCGAGATTCATCAACATTCAGCGTTACTGATGAGAAGAAAATCGACAGCCCTAACGCAATGAACCTTGTGTTCACCGTAGACACGCTGTTCGACTTCTTCGAACTGTGTTGGGAAGTGCTGAAGCTCAACTTCACCCCTTTTTTTACGAAAGTTCTCACCCTGTTTGGGTTAAGCCCAGAAGAGCTGGCAAATCGGGTTCAGTCACTGGCGAAAAGTGCGACCCGGGAAAGCTAAGGGAAGATGTTGAAGCAGAGCTATGGGTGTGGCGTCCAATAATGAGAAATATGTGTACTGTTGCAGAGGTGAAGTCAGGCCTTATCACATGCGAAGACTTGCTCAAGCTTAACGCACTCATAGAGATGACAGACTATCTGAACACGCCAATGGAGAAGTAAATGGTAATTCGAGAATTACTGATCCGCCTCGGGCTTACTGGGTCAGATAGTGTTGGTCGAGGATTGGACAGGGTAGACGGAAAGGTCGACAAAACCATTCAGTCATTCAATGCGCTTGGCGGTGTTCTTGCTACTGTATTCGGTGCTGTAACCATCTCAAACATTGCCAAAACTGCTGACGAGATGCAGTCTCTTGAGGCTCGAATTGGAATGCTGCCGCAGACCATCACTACCGGTGGAGAAGCATTCGACACTGTGGCTCAAAGGGCAAGTGCAGCAAGGCAGGGCATTGAAGAGTATGCATCATTTTACATCAAGGCTGGTAACGCCACTCAGGATTTCTATAAAGACCAGGAGCAGGTTTTACAGCTCACCGATGCAGTATCCATAGCGCTTGCTGCTTCAGGCTCAACAGCTGTTGCGCAGGGACAGGCTTTCTTCCAGCTTGGTCAGGCAATTGGCTCTCCAACTGTCCAGATGGAAGAGATGAACACGCTTATCGATGTGGCTCCTGACCTGTTCAGAGCGCTTGGTAAAGCCATTCCAGGGGCGAATAATAACCTTAAGGCTTTCATCTCTACCGGTAAGGTTACGGGGAAAATGCTTGCTGAGGGGTTGATTAAAGTCCTCCCGCAATTCGTCGACCAGTTTAAACAAATGCCGATGACTATTGGTCAGGCGCTTGTTCTGGTAAATAACAGATGGTCGATGTTCATCAACAGGCTTAACCGCAGCAGCGGAGCTGTGACATGGGTAGCAAATAAGTTCCTGTGGATGGCTGATAAAATCGAGTATGCACTGGACTCAGTTATCGATGCTCTTGGTGGCGCAGAGAATGCCGTAAAACTGATCGGAGTAGCTCTTGGCGCAGCAGGCTTGGTTGGTTCAGTCTACCTCCTATCAGCTGCCTTTACAGCACTAACAAGCCCGGTATTTTTGGTTATAGCTGCACTTGCTGCTCTGTTTCTTGTTGGTGAGGACATCAACTCCTGGCTCAATGGCAATAAATCGCTTCTGGGAGACATGATCGGTCCGGTTTCTGAGTACGCCGATTCAATCAACTCTTTGAAAGTGGCACTCACAGACATGAAGGATATGGCTGTATGGGCGCTAAACGTCCTCAAAAGCCTTACCAACTTCCTTAACTCCAGCCAGGATAAGGCGCAGGAGTGGGGTGATAAGCTAGGGACTACTAAGTTCGGCCCATGGTTGAAAGAAAAGGCCGGATGGCTGGTTGACGACTTGGGTAAATGGGCGTCATGGGGCAATGCACAAACCAACGGTGCATTTGATGTGCCTAAAATGTGGTCTGACATGCTTGCAGGGGTGAGGGGTTTCAATCAGGACGCAAAGGGTGGAAATACTTTACTCCCGAGCTACCAATCTCTTTCACTTCCCCCGCCATCCGCAGCGGCTGGTCCTAAGATTGATGTCAATATAGGCAACATCTCAGTCCCAGCCGGAACTTCTGATGAGCAGGTGAAATTCCTCCAGGATAGCGCCAAGTCAGCATTCAGTGACTATGGATGGAATGCGCTGGGTAACACATTAAACTTCAACACTGGAGGTTAGCATGGCAACTGATGTGCTTGGCTTCCTCTGGAACTCGGCAGGCGACAGCACCTTCAGGCTTAATGACCCGGGTGTCGGCAATCTTGAGTTCGACACTCTGGACCAGGAAACGCATGAGTGGACGCGAGATTTGACAATGAATCCCGTAGAAAACGGGTCGCCAATATCAGATCACATCATCCGTCAGCCGAAAAAGATTACCGTTGCCGGCATGATAAGCAACGCGCCGGTGACGGGGGTATTAACTCAGGCAGCAAACGCTCTGGATAGCGGCTTCGACGGGGAAGACAGGGTTAACACAGCGATCAAGCTGCTTGACTCGCTCTATCTTTCAAACGAACTGGTAACCATCTACACCAAAAATTACACCTACGAGAATATGCTGATTCAGGGAATTAACATTCCCAGAAGGGTGGATGATGGTGATGCGGTCAACTTTATGATAGATGCTGTTCAGGCAAATATCGTCAGCACAGCTACGACAGAGGTTCCGCATGGTGTAGGCGTCAGGAAAACGGATGCGACCAGTAATGGCGCTACTGCTAAAGCCGGAACATCAAACTCAGCAGACCCAGCTACGGCTAACCGGGCTACGCCAACCAAAAACGTTGGCAAGAATACTGGTTCAATCCTGAGTAAGGCTTTGGATGGGTTATCTGGCTCTGGCGGTAAGCTTCAGGAATATCTCGGCAACATCATAGGTAATGTCACCCCATGACCCCACTAAATTTTCAGGCTGGATTTACTGACCAGACATTGCAGGCTGTTTTCGACGATACACCGGTTACGCTTCGCCTGCGATGGAATGAGCGCTTTGGCTTCTGGTCGCTTGGTATCTATGACCGTGAGTCATTTCCCATCATAACTGGAGTTAAGCTTGTACAGAATTACCCGCTTCTAAAGAACTTCAGTTTCGATAACTTCTCCGGCGATATCTACTTCATCCGTACCTATGGTGAAAAGGTACGCCCTGATATCGATTCGATTGGAGGCGATCACCTGTTGGTGTATGCCACTAAGGAAGAAATAGATGAGTTTGTTTCTGCGAACGGGTGAGATCATTGTAGGTCAGCCTCAGGGTGAGGCAGTAAGTATTAAAGACCTGAGATTTGAGTTCGACATCACCAAAACAGCCAGCAAAACCGCCAACGAAGCATCACTCAAAATCTACAACGCCGCCCCCACGACAATCACTTTGATGGAGACCGTAAATAACGTGGTCATCATCAAGGCTGGCTACGTCAATGATATCGGCGCAATCACCATCTTCACTGGCACCACATGCCGCAGCCTGACGTATCAGGACGGTCCTGACATCATCACGGAGATGGAATTAAGGGACAGCGTCATACCCTTGCGCGACGCCAAGATAAGCGTTTCCTTCCCTCCAAATACGTCAGCAATGACCGTACTGGATGGGGTGGCGAAGAACTTCGGACTGCCAATCAAGAAGAGCATCAGCAAGGTTCAGGATAAGCAGTACGTTGGCGGGTATGCCTATAACGGTAGGGTTCGTGATGCTATGGACAGAGTCTGTAATTATCTCGGTCTGGAGTGGAGCGCTCAGGATAGCGAAATACAGATCATCAAAAAGGGCGGTGTCTATGCAGACACTGCTGTCGTGCTGTCGAAAGACACTGGCATGATCGGATATCCCCGCCGCGAAGCCAAAACGATGACCGAGAAGACTGCCGCTAAGCAGGGCATCAAATACGGTCAGAAAGGAATCGTCAGAACGGTGGTTGATGTTGAAGACCCGACCGCGAAGCTTAAAGACAGGGTGACGCTTGAGGTGCAGGGTTATCGGGTGAAGTCACTGCTAAATCCGGCGATTTATCCAGGCGCTTACGTACAGGTGAAATCACGGGGTATTGATGGTGAGTTCTTCCGTGTTGAAGAGGCCCGTTATAGCGGCGATACGCATGGGCAAGAATGGAGCGTGGAAGCGCTATTGAGGTTCATCTGATGGCAGATAACAGTGATGTGGTTGAGGCGCTCAGGCGGCTTGTCAGTACGGAAATGGACACGGTAAATACTGCGTTGCCTTGCACGGTGGTTAGCTACAGCGGTGGAAAGGTAACGGTTAAGCCTGATGGAGAGAAGATTTACGCTGACGGTGATACTAACGCCTATCCGGTGCTGAGTGATTTAAGGATGGTGTGGCCTCAATTTGCCAACGGAAAGGCTGGCATCAAAGGGCCAGTTCAGTCCGGAGATCAGTGCCTTCTGATTGTGTGCCAGCAGGCGACGGACGGCAGCGACGACACCAGGCGTTTCGATATTATCGACTCATACGTAATCCCCGGAGCAGGGTACAGCGATGCAGTGCCGGGCAATGATGATATGCGAATGTACTTTGGTGACGCTTTCATTGCTCTCGATGCAAACGGAAAGATTACCATTAACGCGCCAGGCGGAGTGGAGGAGGTGACGCCTCAACACACCGTGAAGGGACAGATGACTGTAGAGCAGTTGTTTACCTATCAGGGGGGCATGACTGGCGGTGGTGGTGGTGCTTCTGTGGCAACTATTACCGGCACAATTCAGGTTGCTGGTGATGTGGTTATTAACGGCATAAAAATCGGCACCCACCACCATAAGGGTGATAGCGGTGGAGATACCGGAGGTCCGGAGAACTAATGATTGATTTCAGACTTACAAACAACAAGGTAGTTTTCCCCAACGGCCTGTTGCAATACGTAGACGGCGCGGAAAGAGTGAGGCAGCAGATAGAGTTCAGGCTCAATCTCTGGCGTGGTGAGTGGTTTCTCGATAGTCAATTCGGGACTCCGTACTTACAGGATGTTCTTGGTAAGCAGATAACACTTAATGGTGCGCTATCAGCAATCCGTAGAGAAATCCTCGCTGTTGAGGGCATTACCGGGATCGTAGAATTTACCTACAACTTTGACCGTGCAGAGCGAAAGCTGAGTATAGAATTTACAGCCAACACTAATTACGGGTTGGTGCAGTACCCCTGATAAATACCCATTCAATATGCCTCGCCAATGTGCGGGGTTTTTTTTGCCTGAAATAAGGTGCATATGGCTGATTACATTACTGCGACAGGGTTTGACAAGCCTACATTACCGGAGATGGTTCAGGAAATCGGTGATGCGATGGAGACGGTCGTCGGGCCGATAAACAGAGAGTCTGATTCGACAACTGGACAGTGGATCGGGATTGAAGCTGAGCAAAACGCAATTCACTTTGAAACCGAAGAGGAGTTATGGGCAAGTCGATTCCTGGCCTTTGCAGAAGGTTTTGCTCTTGATGCCCTAGGTGACTGGATGGGCGGCATTACACGCCACGGAAAAACGACGACGAAGGTCAATGCAGTAATTTACGGAACGGAGTCACGATTGGTTCCTGCCGGTTCTCTGGCATCATTCGGCAACTACCAATTCCGGCTTACGGCTGACTATTCAATTTCCCGCTCGACATTGCTCGATGGCGAAGTTCGGGTGACGAACAACACGCAAACCACCTACACAATCCGGGTTGCTGGCGTTGACCACACGTACACGAAAGTATCAGGCGATACGGTTAACAGCATTGCTACAGGCCTTGCTGCAGTTGTTGATGAAACAAGCCAATACTCTGCATCTGCCAATGGATCGGTCATTCACCTGACCTCTGAAAACCTTATCGAGGGTTACGCAGTTTCTCTGACGGCTGGACTGTCATGGCAGCTGATAGGCTCACCGGCAATTTTCGAAGCCACCGAAGCAGGACCAATCGTCGTTCCGGTCGGCGGTCTGAATAATCCTGTCAGCGCTATCACTGGATGGACTGCAGTAAACAACCTGGTTCAGGGGGCTACCGGTTCAGATCGCGAATCGGACACGGATTACCGGGCGAGGCTCTATCAAAGTCGCGCATCTTCTGGCGGCGCGGCAACGATACCATCGATTGAAACTCGACTCATTACAGAAGTTAGTGGCGTAACGCTGGCAAAAGTCATCGAGAACGACACGATGGCGACCGTTGACAGCATTCCTCCAAAGGCAATTCACACCATCGTATCTGGAGGGCTTGAGCAGGACATCGCAGACGCCATCTGGAAGTATAAGGGTGCGGGTATCGCCACCTACGGCTCTATCGCTATAACCGTGTATGACCGGTTCGAACGACCTCACCTGGTGAACTTCTCTCGACCAACCGAAGTGGATATCTACGTCAAAGTTGACGTGGTTCTGCTTGATACAGAAGAGCCTCTACCGGCTGCCGTTGTGGATGCAATTAAGCAAGGTGTTGTTGCATATGGCGCAACGCTAGGTCTTGGTGATGACGTGATCACCCAGCGTATCTACGGCTATATCTACGCCAATACAACCGGTATCGGGAAGATGACAGTCACGGTGAGCACTGACGGCACCACGTTTGCCGAAACCAATATCTCAGTTGCCGAGAATTCATTTGCTTCCTTCTCCGCTGCGAATGTGGAGGTCACAGGTGTCTGATGAATGGATTGATATTGATTTCCTCGCCCTGATACGCCAGCGCCCCACAGACTGGCTGAAGCAAGGCGGGCAGGTGCCAGATTTGTTTGCCGCTGTCGGCACCATGCATCCAGAGATAGAAGCCCGCGCAAAATATATCTACCTGACGCAGAGCATCTATAACGCACAGGGCATTGAGCTTGACCGGTTCGGACAGTACGTCGATGTCGGTCGGGATGGCATGTCAGATGACGATTACCGTCGCGCAATCATGCAGGCGAAGCTCGCAACCGCATTCAGTGGCACCCCTGATAACGTGATGGTCGTAACCGCCACCACGACATCAAGTGCAGACGTTGAGCTCGTCGAGCTATTCCCAGCAGCTTTCAGTGTTCACGCCACTGGCCCTTACGTACCGACAAATATTAACGCCATCGTTGATCGTGCGTCAGTCGCCGGTGCACGCGCCTATTCAACGCATGACTATGGGCTCAACGGCTTTTCACTTGCCGGTATTGATACCAACTCAGGTCAGGCGCTTCAGGTTGGGTCTAACACCGCTATGCAGGTTGATGTCGACACGGCGTTGGGTCTTAACCGAGGCTCCGTGTTCATTGGTGGATCGTATCTGGATGCAGCTGGCTCAGTATCCGGCGTTCTGGAAGTAAACGGCTCATACCTTGGCGTCGCTGACGACGATTATCTTCTTATCTTCTCCCGTGATTATGGCGTAACCGGGACGATGCTCTGCGGCGCTATGCCTAAGTGAGAAATTAAATGGCTATCACATCATTTGCAGCAACTGACGTCACCTATTCAGATGGGCAGAACAATAAAGAGCCTGTACCTGACGAAATTCTGGCGAGTGGTTTTGTTCCTCCTGTGCGAATGCCGGACGGTTCAATCTCAGCAGGTAGTAAGCTGGCAGCTAACCACCTTAATACGATTCTCAATGACCTTTACGCTCAAATTTCAGAATTGAAATCGCGGATTGAAACGCTTGAGGGGGCTTAATGGCTGATATTCAACTTAAATACTTAACAGATCTCGAATCCGCAACCAGTGCCTCACCTGACGACCTTTTGCACATTAACCAGGATGGTAATGACCGATCAGTTACTGTCCAGATTCTATGCGCTTCACTTGCCGCAATACTACACCCAGTAGGAAAAGTTGAATGGTTTGCAAACAACACGAACCCGAACTCAGTGTTCCCGGGTCAAACGTGGTCAAGAGTGCCTGGTCAGGGTAAGACGGTAAGGCTTGCCAATAGTTCAGGGAGTGATGTTTTTCAGCAAGGCGGTAGTGATGAAGTAACACTCACTGAAGCAAATATGGCACCGCATAACCACCCAATAGACCTAAATACAGAAAGCTATGACTTTGGAGTTTTAAATACTGGAAGTGGTGGGGCACACGTACACAATTTCAAATATAAACGAAATGGCAAAACAACAGATGCATCCACAGATCCGTCTTCTGATGTTATGAAAACAAGTAGCGGGGCAAATCAGGAATCCAGGGCCACAGAGAGCGCTGGGTCACATAGCCACCCAATGAGCATCCCGCCGCACTATCACAAAGTAAATGGTGACACTGGCTCTAAAGGAGGTGGTAAGCCGGTCTCCGTTGCAAACGCATATATTAAACTCGCCGCTTGGTACAGGATTTCATAATGGCAGAACAAAAAGTAAAACTAACCCAACTCCCGCAAGCTACGGACACTGTAGATTCCGCAAGACTACTGGTAAATCAGAACGAAACAGATCAGCAACTTCCAGTAACTCACTTCTTACGTGCTAAAAATAACCTCGCTGATGTTGATGATGCTCAACAGGTTAGGGCAAACATTGATGTCCCATCCGTGGGTGATGTTGACAATAAACTTGAAGGTTTTGTTGACGGGAAATATACGTTCTCAGGTGGTGGTTCACTAGCCTCAAGGAATGATTTTATTTGGGATGAAGATACTAAAGGCTGGTATTTCTGGTCGGGAACGCTACCTAAGGATGTGCCTGCATCATCATCACCTGATGATACCGGGGGAATTGGGGAAGGAGCATGGAAAAACCTCGGTGATATTGGAGTCAGAAGGGATTTGGCGAAGAATAGTGGCGCAGGGATTGTGGGCGCTATTGACTCAAAAGGTCAAGAATCAACAGTTGAGAAAGAATTAGATAAAACTGGATTTTCAACTAAAGACTTTCTGGTTGCAGCTTTTTTCCAGGACCCAAATAATCAGGGATTTAAGCTTTTTAAAACACCCGATGGTGCAAACTTTACCAGAATTAATAAAAATGAATTAATTTCCTCTGACGGTGCGTTTCCTGCTGGTAGGGATATATGCCTGTATTATTTCGTTGATAAATGGTATGCAGCATTAACTGGCGGCTCTAAAGACTTCCTTATGTACAGAAGTGATGATCTTGTCTACTGGGAAAAGTTTGAATGTAATGCTGGACCAACTACCTTGCGCTGGCAGCCAGGCAGCGTAATCGGCGGAACTATCTCGCAAATTAACCCAATATGGGCACCATCTATTACTGAAGTTAACGGTGAGTTGTATGTTGAGTTATCCATCGCAAACAAGCCATTGATGACAGAGATTGCCGGTAGCACAGTAGACTACCTATCTGTGTTCTCATGCCGATGCAATAACATAGAGAACCTGACGTTTGATATGCCAGTGCTAATGCTTCCTGATGATGTATCGCATTACGATCAGGACTTCACTCAGGCTCCAGATGGCTCATGGGTATGCACAACAGCAAATACATACAGCCACAAGCTTGAGATCTGGACGGCGGCATCATACTTTGGTCCATACGCACTTATCACTTCAGTGCAGGTTGCTGGTATATTTACTGAAGGTCCATCAATTGTCAGGCTGAACTCTTCCAATAAGTGGCGTGTATATGTGGATGCTTACCAGGATAATGGAACCTGCTACTACGTAGACAGCACGGACTTAACAACATGGACTACAGCCATCAGGGCACAAATCCCATGGGCGGTAAGGCATGGCACGATCAGGAATTTATCGAACAATGCAAATGCTGCTAAAGCGATCAACAGCTATAGCAAAGCAGAATCATTGATGATGACTGATACCCTTGAACCATGCTGGAACTTCCCGCAAGTGACGGCAAGCGCCGCTATTGTTCCAAGACTTAATCACGTTTATAGAGTGGGTAACAGCCAGGTTACACTCACAATAGATGAATATGGCGGTGACTATTTCTGGGTAGTAAACACCACTGGCAGTCCTGGATTTGGCGTTATAGTTCGCGGAAGCAAGGTTGATGGGATACAAACTATTGGATATGGACAAACGCACCAGACAATATTTAAGTTTGTTTATAACAAGACTATTTCTGCGTATGAGGTTGTCGGTAAGACGAACGATAGAGGTGTTGAGATAAAATTCAATACCATCACCGGTTGGCCTACTATAACGAATTCTTTCAAACCAAGTCATGGGACAACATACAGCGCAAGTGCATCTGATTCATCAAATACCACAATAGCGAGTTTGCCGACTGACATGCCAGATGGAACATTTTTCCATCTTATGTATTCAGGTGGTAGTGGTTCTTCAAGAAACATTACCATTAAGGCAAATGGTTCTGGTATAGGGGTCTATGAGGCTGACGTTGTATTATCTGGTCCGAATGGTAATGGTGACAAAATATATACTTTGAAAAAAATAAGTGGCGCTTGGCGTCTAATGGGATATTAAAAAAGTGAGGGGCGATGCCCCTCTTTTTTATCTTAAATATTTCACTCGCATTGATAAAAATGGTTTCTCTATTGCGTTATAGCTAAGGTATGACACAGCAATCACTGTCGGGATAATCATTAACAGGGATGCTGTGATGTAGTCCTTAGCGAAATAATCAGTGAGTTTAGCACCTCTTAACGCATACCATATCGGCATATGAAGCAGGTACATTGAGAAACTTATGCTGCCAAGGCTCATTAAAACCTTGTCTACTATATTATTGAATTTGAATGGGAGTATTAGATATCCTATAACAAACATTCCCCACAGAACGGCTTCAAATGTAAACCCTAATACACTTTTGAACATGTATGATTTGTCCGCCATGAAGTATGCCGTAAGGGCTATGGTGGCAACAGGCAGTAGTGATAATTTGAAGATCTTGCTAGCCGTGAATCTGTTGGAATCAATTCTGTTATAGAAGACAGCCAGAACCATGCCAACAAGGAACTGGTCAATCCTTCCAGTTATCGTCCCGTAAAGGTTTCCGTACTGATACTGACCAGCTTTTATTGAGACAATGCCAAGTTTGATGACGATAGCCATAATGATTAATAGGGCTATGTACTTTACTCCAAAGCGATGGAGGAACAGTGCCAAAAACGGGAAAAGAAGATAGAACTGGAACTCTACAGCAATTGTCCACATCGGTGTTATTGGGAATACTTTGTCTGTCAGTGGCCCGGTGTTTAATTGCAGGGTTAAAAGTCTGAATATATCTTCAGGTGTAGACGTCGTCTTTGTCACGCAGATCATGGCAAAAATAACTACGGTCAGAAGGGGGAATATTCTTAGTAACCTGTTCTTCACAAATTTTAAGTATTCGATTTCTCGGGAGCCCTCTCCTGATATCACGCAAAATAAAAATCCTGACATCACTAGGAACAAGGTCACACCTGAAAGGCCATTGTTAAGCCATGCTGCTAAGACTGATTTAAGGTCTCCTCCAGTCTGATCCAGCAAAGGCCCCTTTGTGTGGAACAGAATCACAAATGTAGCAGCAAAAAATCTTAGGTGATCGAGTCTAGATAAGTATCTGTGATTTAGCGTTTTCATTCACGACCTTAGTAGGTTATTTCACACTCTGAATATTCGAATGCTGGCATTTTCAGGCATTAGAGTGTGTGGGTAAAGTGTTTTAGGGAGATGAGTGACGCGATTGGTAGATTTGTGGACCGTGATGAACAATATGGTGCAAAAGACGTACTTACACGAAACCCCCGTAGCACAGCACCCACCCGCGCTCTACGGGGTAGGTGCTCCTTAACAGTTGGGTGGTGGCGTAGCGCGGTCAGGTAGGATCTTTGTCGTCACTTAACAACTCCTTTATATCTACATCGGCCGGGTTTTTGTGCATCTCAGTAAGGGCCTCAGCGAAAGCGGTTAGTGCCTTAATTATACCTTCTGGATTATCTACATTTTTAATCTCTATTGGCTTTCCATTAACCATATCGAATTTGATGGACTTCGCTTTCCCAGAAAGCGCATCTTCAAGAATCTGCACGATCTCTGAATTCATCGACCTACCATTCTGCTTAGCTCTCTCTGCAATTGCATCCCGCATCCCGTCCGGGAAGCGAAGGTTGAACTTATCCTGCATCTGACTTGGATACTTGCTCATGGTAATCCTCAAAATTATTTCCTGAATTTATTATGGGGCCAACTTGACATATGCTGCAATGGTGTTAATTTAATATCAGATGTTAACTTGGCCCCAAAGATGGAGATTGATATGCAAGAATCACTTTTTACAGAACGGAAGAACATCAAGCTAAACCTTCGTCTACCAGCTCGTTTGGATAAAGATATCCGGCGCTTGGCTGAGATGGACTGCATTTCTCTGAACTCTGCAATTGTTCGTCTGCTGGCGAAGGGCGTGAGGGAAGAGGTGGCGAATGGTCGCTAAAAACAGCGAAGCCCGGAAGTGCGCGAACACTAACCGGGCTTCTATCGAAAATAACCGCGTAGGAAATATCGACATGAATAGTGTAGCAAAATCAGATCTGAACTTCCACGGAATGAATCTTGTCCCTGTTCAGAATGTCACCGGCATTTGGCTGACGTCGGCGGATGTTGCCAAGGCGTTGGGGTACAAAAGCACCAAGTCAATTTCTAATCTGTTCACACAGTACGAAGACGAGTTTTCTCAGGGAATGACAATGGTCATCGAATCAATGACCAATGGACTAAACGGCTCAAAGCGCCGTATGAAGGTTCGTGTTTTCTCATTACGCGGAGCTCATCTGATCGCGATGTTTGCGAGAACACCAGTCGCAAAAGAATTCCGCCGCTGGGTGCTCGACATTCTTGATCGTGAGGCTGAACACTCGCCGATCGCCAAGCAATTCTCCGACGATGAACTGGTAAGCCTATGCTATCTGCAACTGTGGATGGAGAAAAGCCAGCAGATGTGTAAACACCTATACCCTGGAATGAAGCAGTTAGGCTCTGAACTTTCAGGGAAGATTCGCGATATTGCCTGCGAGACAAAGTACATGACAGATGAAACCAAAAAGATGTTACTTCGCGAGGCTGAGAATCTAGATAATAACAATTTTGTCGTGAAGCGGGCACAGCCGATGCTTGCGAGGCTTCGCGGCGAGGAAGGATGGATTCACTGATAGGCGCATGGGACGGCGCAAATAGAAAAGCCGATAGTTACGAGCTACCGGCTTCCATTGAAAATTGTCATAAGGGTCCAACCAATGACTTCTTTAAATTTAGCAGTTCATGAACCAAATGTCGATCCCAAGCCATTGCCGGTTATTGAATGGAAGGGATTGCGCGTTGTAACGACTGAAACGCTGGCGTCTGGTTATGGTACGGAGGTAATTCGCATTCAGCAGAATCACATCCGTAATGATTCGCGGTTTATTGATGGCGTTCATTTTTTCACTCTAAAGGGAGATGAGTTAAAGGAGTTTAAGAACAGACTATCTTCTAGCGAGTCAGTTGGTAAGCGCGCGAGAATCCTGACATTATGGACCGAGAAGGGCGCAGCCCGCATGTCGAAAATCGTCGATACTGACGAAGCATGGTCTTTCTTCGAGTGCCTGGAGGATTCGTACTTCCGTCCAGCCCCGGTTATCGGTATTCCGCTTAGTTATGAAGCTGCACTTGAAGATTTGCTCCTGAAGGTGAAAGAGAATCGCATCATTGCTGAACAGCGTGATCGTGCGGTCAAAGAAAAGCGCTGGATCTCCGAGAAACGCGAAGTAACCGCGATGACGACTGCTTCTATCGCTGTGCGCGAGAAAAATAAGTTGGCAGAACGGCTTGGCGAAGGGAAAAACTATGCAGCTATTATCCCGGTAGAGAAGAAGCTCGGAAAGAAGTTCCCCTGGCAGCCTCTGCGTAAATGGTGTCGCGATAACGAAGCAACTCCACATGATGTACAAGATCCGCGCTTTGGCAGCGTAAAGTCATGGCCCCGTGCGGCGTGGCTGGCGGTGTACGGGGTGGACCTTCGTAAACTGTTCTAACTGGCATAAATCACAACCCGCTTCGGCGGGTTTTTCCATATCTAACTAAATTTCTCACCCTCCCAGCCACTTAGAATTTTCCCGCCCATCAAGGCTTGATCTGAATCTCCATTGCATAATACTGTATGCATATACAGTTATTGTCAGGAGGCCTTCATGGGATTTCCATCACCCGCAGCAGATTTCGCAGAACAGAGAATATCTCTTGATGCACGGCTCATCAGTAGGCCGGCAGCGACTTATTTTATGCGAGCCGCAAACTCACATTTTCGCGAAGGGGTGCTGCAAGGGGCGTTACTCGTTGTCGATTCGTCATTGTCACCCTGCGATGGCTCGTTACTTGTGTGCTCGATAGAAGGGGAGTTCAGGATTAAGCGGTATCGACTGTACCCGAAACCACATCTGATAAATCTGGATAACGGACGGAGAGAAGAACTGCCGATTGATGAAGATGACGGACACTCGCCCACGAGAGGTGTGTTTGGGGTGATCACCTACATCATCAATGATGCGCGGTCGGGAGAGTTCGACGACTGCCCGGTGATGTGA